TACAGAAGTAGAAGATGAATGGAATAAATATCCGCCTGAAAAAATGGCACAGTATGGAACTGATCCTTCTTTATGTTTACAACAAATTCACGATATGATTCTTGGAAGGCATCACGACGAGATTATGCAGGATAATAATAAGAAAGATGGTAAATTCAATCTCGTTCACTCCGGCACAGGTGCAGGTGCCGGAAATATGGGGGTTGTTGGGAATACTAATACTAATGATAGTAAGTCAACATTAACAGATATTGAGAAACAACAGGCTAATAAGTTTGGTATGACAGAGGAAGAATGGATTAAACAGGGCAAGGATATGGAGAAGGAAGAAGTAGATAGAAGAAGAGGAAATCTTGTTGTGGGGGGTAGATAATGACTATTAAGAAGGTTGGTAAAACTCCTGAACAAGAGCCAGTGGTGGATAAAAATAATATTGAGGCTGGTGTAGAAGAAGTCTTAAAATCATTTATACCAGATAATGAAGCTATTGACAACGATAATGCTGTTTTTTTAGAAGATAACGATAAAGGTCCAGCCTTCCCTGATCCACCAGATATACCTGAACAACCAGATATACCTGAACAACCTAATATGTCTATATATAATAAAGAATTTTACGATAAACAAGCTGGTTTTGTACCGGCGATAGAAGTAACACAGAGTAAGAGTGGTTTTACTGGTCAAGAAGCTAAAAAACATCTTAATGATCTTACTGGTAAAAGTATTAAAAGAATGAGTGATGGTGTTCGTCCTGCGGAAGAAATTGATCTTGCAAATATTGATGAATCTATGATTATGGATATGCCTTCAATTAAGGCAACGGCGTTCAAGATTATAGATATTCTCGATCCGAAACCTAAAGATAAGACTCTTAGGTTCCGGTGGGCAAATTACAAGAATTATGTAGGTGGAAATCTTGGAAAATATCTTGCAATAGGTTTCCAGGTTGCTTCTATAGATGATGTTGATCAAAAACGTACTCCTATTGATCCGAGTATGATAGATGGTACTCAGGTTAAATGGTATGATGTAGTTCTTCTAAAGATTAATGTTATTCGTCTTATGGAACTTTATAAAACGAATATCATGAAGTCTGTTAATAAGTTAGAGAGAGCTAAAGCTAGAGGTCTTGCAGATGCTACAAGACAATTTCAAAATGATGTAAATGCCGAACCTGGTGCTGCAAGGGCTTATAATCATTATAAACAAGCAATAGGACATGAACCTATTGAGTTTTATACAACAGAATAAAGTAATATATAAAAGAGAGGTTATCAATGGCATCTTTACTTTCTATTCACATTCCGTTTGAAGTTGTAAAAACAACCGATAATACTACGGAATTAACAAATACTGAACAAGAAGCTGCTGGTCAGACTTTCTTGAAAGGTGTTCCAGTACAACTGAACGCTGGTAATGTTCAGCAATGGGACGGCGTTACTATTGCTTCGGGTATTCTTGGTGTTTCGTTAGAGGATGCTCATAACTTAGCGACTGCTGGTGCAGGTGCTCCTTCTGCATTTACTCCTGTTGGATTTCCTGGTACTGGTGTTACTTTCGGTAGTGTTCCTAATCAACCCTCTGCTGTTAATATTCCAGCAGGTGCTCCTTTTAGTAAAGGAATGGTAACGTATGCGGAGGCTGTAGTAAATACGATTTTCAGAGGACAAACTGATAATAGTACAGGTGCTGGTACTACACCTACAAGTGCTAGTATTGGTAAGCAGTATGGTATTAGTTTTGATGCAAATAATCATGCATATATTGATTTTGCTAAGGCTACGCCTGGTGTTAATACTGTAGTTATTATTTATGACCTTGATCCAATAGATGGTAGTATTGCTAATGCACGAATTTTGTTCAAATTTATCAAGGCAGCAATGCAATTGTCTGTGTAGTTAAATCAGAAGAAATTATAGAGGTATAATAATTATATGTCAATGGTGAGTGGTAGTTATGCTCAATTAGTGGCACGAGGAGAAAGGAAGATCTTCGTGCAGTGGAATGACATGTATCAGCGGGATTTAGAATACCCTACTGTTTTTAATATAGAGTCAATGACAAGTGCTTATGAAGATGAACTTGAATTTGCTGGCACAGGTCCTACTCCACTGAAATTTGAGAATAGTCCTATATTCTTTACTGCGCTTATTCAAGGTGGTACTATTAGGGCTATTCCATTAACTTATGCTATTGGTGCTCGTGCATCATTTGAACTTTATGATGATGATCAATATGGTATTATTAAGCAGATTCCAAAGGCATTTTCACATTCTAATAGGTTCACGGAAGAACAAGTACCGTGGAATATATTTAACTTAGGTTTTACTGTAATTAAGAGTATTGATGGTGTTACATTGTTTAGTAATGTCCATCCTTTACTTGGTGGTGCTGCGGCGACTAATATTACTCCTGGTGCGGCTAATATTATCACTACGGCTGGTACATATCCAAATCGTCCAGCTACGGATATTGATCTGTCATATGCTGGTATTCAGTTAATGACAAATCAATTTGAACGTATGCCTGATGGTGTGGGTATGCCGGTTGTTTATAAACCAAAGAATATTTTAATTGCTCCGGCGAATAGATTTTTAGCTCGTGAGTTACTTGGTTCTCCGGGTAAACCTGGGACAGCGACTAATGAAATTAACTCTTTGTTAGGTGAAGATCTTGGATATATAGTTGGTCATTATCTAACAGCAGACAGTCCTTGGTTCGCTCTATGTGATAAACAATATCATCACTTGAAGTTCAAGTGGAGAATGAAGCCTGTTATGGACTTCGATGATGATTTTGAGACTGGTGCCCTGAAACATAAATCCACTATGCGATTTGCAGTTGTACCTGCTAATTGGGTTGGAGTCTGGGGCAGCAACGGTCCTTAATAATTAAAATTTGTATTATAACAAAGGAGCCAATATTTTATAGGAGGCATATAGTGAAAAAGTTATTATCTTTAATTGCTCTTTTGTTTTTTACATCTTTGATGTATGGGCAACAGACTACATATACACAGAGTTATGGGCCAATATCATCAATTGTAGCGTGTACTGCTGCGGCTGGTGTTAGCACTTCTGCTACTATTTCTCCTTGTGGCGGTGAAGGTGGAATGTATCAGAATAGTCTTGTGACAGTTCAGACTATTAATTGGACTGCTGTTGCTACGGTTTCTACATGTACTCTTGAGTTAGAACAATCTACTACTGGTACTGGATCTTGGACTTTGTTAGGTACACAACAGTCCTGTACTAGTAGTGGAACTTATACTGTATCTGCATATGCACCATATGTTCGCTTTAATATTAATTCTTTAACTACCGTAGGTAATGGCTCTTTAACAGTTAATTATTTTGGACAAATAACGACTTCAAAACCACAGGAGTTATTATCTTCTGTTATAAACTGCGGAACTTCTCCTGGATGTTCTCCTTCTTTTGTTGTTGGTACTTTTAGAATTGTATATGGACAATGTACAGCATCGAGTGCTGTTACATGTACTGTAACTGGTATTGCCCCAGCTTTTACTAGTGCTTCTACATATGCTTGTGCAGCTAGTGATGGAACTACAGCAGCTAATGGTGCATTTAAGATTACTTATTCTTCTTCTTCTTCATTTGTAATTACCACTACGAGTAGTTCTGATGCTTTTAACTGGATGTGTTGGGGAACTTAATAAAGGAGCAATATGATTACTAAAGTACATAAGTTAGTAAAAAGTGAATTTCAATCTGAAAATAGAGTTGGTTTGCAGTACTATGTAGAATGTTCCTGTGGGTTTCAAGGACGCTTAGGAACAAAACAAGCAGCAGAAAGTCAGTTTGACAATCATCTTGTAGCTAGTGGTACTAAACTATATTTTTCTAAATTACCTACAGGTAAAGACGAATGGAAACCAGTGGGAGCGAAATAATGTTTGGTTATAATGATAAAGAGATAGTTCTTCTTAGGGATATTTTACATGAGTTATGTGAAATTCGTAAAGAACTATTTTCATCAAAATCTTCAGAATTGTTAATAACTTTTACGAATGGAGAAAATAATTTTATGTCCACAGCTAGTATTACTCTTAATCCACCTTTGACTATTATGGGTGTTGCAACTGAGACTGTTAATAATCAATCATACAATCCAGTACCATCTGATTTAACTTGGAGTGTGCAGGATTCATCTATTGTTAGTTTTGTAACTAATTCTGATGGTACTGCTGTTTTTACTCCTCTTGCTGTGGGTAATACACAAGTTGGATGTTCAGATGGTAAGACTGGAAATTCAGGTATTGGTACTTTAACTGTTACAGAAGGAGTTGCGGGAACTTTGACTATTACTTTTGTTGCTCCTAGTATTCCTGGTACTACCGCTTCTTCTATAAAGAAAGTTTAACAATAGAGTTGTCTGTCGTAGTGTTCGGGACGGCGGACAACGGCTAGGGTTTTGGGTGGCTCCTTTACCTAGCCGTTTATTTAATAATTATAATATTCCCGAAAAGGGGCCACGTTGTTTTAATAGTATTAAAATAATATGCCAAAAAGATCAAGATTAGTCGGGCCGTGGCACATTTGTTCAAGATGTGGGACTCGTTTTCATATTGCTGATATGGATTGGCAACGTGGTTTATTACTATGTCGTCAATATTGTTTCGATACTGCTAAATCAGGACGACCATTAATAGGACAGGTTGAAATGGCAATATCTCAAGTTTTTACGAATCCTTCTAATGAACTGATGCCCGATCCGAAATTGACAAATCCAGATCAGATTCAAAGTAGTATGGAAGATATTATTTATTAAGAGAGGTTTATAAATGTCTACGATTCCTGTAGTAGCATACTTAAATAATTTGGTCACACCGGGAACAATTCCTGTTACTAATGGTATTGCTATTTTTATCGGTAGTCAAACTACTCGTGCTGGAGTTTATGGTGAGGTTGTTAATACAGCAGCTATTGGAAGTATATATTTATCTACTGCTGGTAAACAATATTTGAAAGTTGCAAATGCAAAAGCTAGTACAGATTGGCAAGTTGTTACTACTACAGCAGCCGATTAATGGAGTATTAAAATGGATATTACTAGTAATCCGTGGGTAGTTACAGCCGCAGATGTTGTAAGTGGACCTGTAACAGTGTGGCAGTATAAATGTTTTATTGATCAGATAGAATTTGAACAATATACAAATACTACTGATTCTGCTACTATTAATCAATATAGTGGTAAAAGTTTTGCCTTTCTGCATGGGGCTAGTGATTTTGAAACTGTTCGTACTGGTAAGATTGGGCATTCGGATGGTATTGTAATACCTCAAGCTGGTATTACTGCTACTGGTACTTTACGGATATATCATAGATAAAAGGAGATAATAATGAAAAATACTTATAAATATATATTGATTTTATTATTGTCTTCTTTTATTTATGGACAGAATCCACAAATAACATTACAAGGAACTACGTCTTTTTCTGTTAGTTCTCAAGTGCCGGTTGTATATAATGCTATAAATAGTGCTACTCTTTACTATCAAGTCTCATGGCAAGTACTTGGTGGTACGTTCAGTGCGTGTACAATAGAAGTTGATAGTTCAGTAAATGGTACGTCTAGTTGGGGTTCTGCGGATACTATAAGTGCTCAGACTTGTACAAGTAATGGAAATGCTACAAGTACTGCTCATACGGTAAATTATGTTCGTCTTAATACTGCGGCGTCTCTTGTTTCTAGTGGAACTCCAACATTATATGTAACGCTTACTGGATTTAATGA